CACCTGCTGGATCGGAATGCAGACTGGTACGAAATCTGGAAGGCAGGGGGTCGGATTGAGTGGCTACCAACCCCTTACTTTCATCAGCTTGATCTGCCAAACGGCTATCGCAAGTGCTTCACTGCGGCAATTGCAATGGTTGCAGCGGATCAAGCCGGCCTGCTCTACCCAAATGACTACGACAAAATACGGGCCAAGTACGGCGATACAACTGAGATTTACGCGCATCTCTCTGCCCTAAAGGAACTTGGTCTGACTGCCGAATACGTCGACAACGCAACGCCCCAGCTGCTTGAGGAAGAGATCGACGCAGGTCGCCCGGTTGCTGTGGGTTGGCTGCATCACGGTGACGTCAGCAAGGGTGAGCGTCCCAGAGGTTATGGCCACTGGAGCGTGATTGTCGGATACACTGATCAATTCTTCGTAGCCCACGATCCTATGGGCACCCCTGACCTTGTTCATGGCGGCCACAAGGACAAACGAGAGGCTAAGTACGTCCTTTACCCAAGAAAGCAATGGCTCAAGCGCTGGGAAGTTGAAGGTCCTGGCACGGGTTGGGCAATTCGCATTACAGCTGGCGGCTGGCAGTGGAAATCGGATGTTGATTAGCGATATACCGAGTAATGTGCTCTGAGAAATAAAAAGCATGTGATCGTTCCCGACCACGAGATCCAGCGCCTGTGCCAGCAAGAGCGGATGGTCGTTCCCTATGACCTTGAGCTGCTGAACCCCGCTTCTTTGGACCTGCGGATTGGCGAGAACATCATGGTCGAGGTTGAGCACACCTCAGAGCTGCAGATCCAGTCGATCGCTCATTGCACTAAGGACAACCCATATTGGATGGCTCCCGGCGAGTTCCTGCTCACCGAGACTCTCGAAGTGTTCAACATGCCGGCTGACATCTGCGGCATGTTCTGCCTCAAGTCATCACGGGCCAGAGAGGGCTATGAGCACAGCCACGCGGGCTACGCCGATTGCGGATGGAACGGAAGCAAGCTCACCCTGGAGTTGAAAAACAACAAGCGCTTTCATAATTTGCCGCTCTACCCAGGCATGAAGATCGGCCAGATGGTCTTCCTGCTGATGGTCACTAACCCTGATTTGGATTATGGAGAAATTGGGCATTACAACGGTCAGCCCCGCGTGATGCCAAGTTGGGAGGAGTGTCTTTAGCTACCCTTACTGGAAGCGGAGAGCCTCTCCCATGCAGCGGTACTTAATCGAAGTAACCGGGAAGTTTTACTTCGAGACCGCGCAGGACCCTGAGAACATCCCAGGCGACATCTACGCCTGCATCTCAGAGTGCTTCAAAAGCGATGACGACATCATCGACATCGAGATCGCCACCTACGAACTTCCAAAAGATGGAGCATCAGATTGATGGCATCTATCTCGTTAGCAAAAAAGCGAGTAAGCAACGCTTCCGTGCCTCAATCTTCTCCGCTTGGAACCACACCTGCGCCTACTGCGGGGACCACGCCACCACGATCGACCACGTAAAAGCCAAGGCTCACGGTGGTCCGACTACGCTCCGCAACTGCGTGCCAGCTTGCCTGCGCTGCAATGCCGACAAGTCCCACTCGTCGGTCTGGCTCTGGTGGATTAAGCAGCCCTTCTGGAACTTTTTCAGAGCTCACAAGCTGCTGTGCTGGATCAGTCGAAGCGAGCAGCCTTCATATGCTCTATGTAGATCTGAGCCTGCCACAGATCATTGGCATAACGGCCGATAGAGCAATTCGGCATACAGGCCCGATAGCGAACTTCGCCAATTCCTGGCTCGGTGCTCACCTCGATATAGAAGCCGTCACCACAGTCGAAGGCGTCATCGGGAACGACGTACTCAGTGGTTGGCCCAGAAGGCTGAGCAGCTTTTTGCGAAGACTCCTCCACTGGATCGTCCCTCCGGGAAACCTAAACCGCATTGTGCCGCAACAAATTCCCAGTGGATGCAGTGCTGGCACCTGGGCTTGTTGTTTGTGATGGCCCGAGCGTCGGCATAAAGCTGCTCGGCTTCAATAACCGCCTGCTCAATCTCCTTGCAACTAAGCGGCAGATCAAGCTTGCCCGTGTGCGTCTTAATGCGGACACGCCAGCCCTCGGATCCTTCGTACAGGACCATCCGGCCGGCGTGATACCGCAGTGAGGCCACTAAGCGTGCGCTAGTAGTCGCAGCTTAGTTGTCAAGTCTTCAATCGCACCATCATTAAATACAGCGCAATCGAAGCCGTTGTAATCGTTCAAGCTTCCTTCACTGGCGTGCTCAAAAGACTTGGGAATACCCGGTCTTTCGACATACCAAAGTGCGCCACCCAGGTTCTTGATCAACTGCGCCTCATTGAGGAAGCGGCAATCATCGACCACAACCTTGTCGTACTGCTTGATCCGCTCGGACCAGCAACGCAACCAGATTTCAGGGTGAACGCAGGATCGGCCCCACTCCGTGCCAAGCGTGCGAAGCATGTGCCGAACACTCACATCAGCAGATGGCACGACCACCTGCTTGTGCTTATAGACAAGATCCTCAGCCCCGGCCTGGTCGTAACCCAGGGCCTTGAGCATCGGAATCAGCATCTCCTTCAAGGTCTGGGCAAATGGCACGATCGTGTAACCGCGCTCTTCCGCCAGCCATTGGGCGACGGTGGATTTGCCAGAGCCTGCAGCAGGGCTGTAGAGGCCGATCAGCTTCTTCATTACTGGCCCGCCAACTGGGATGAGATAAAGGATGCGCGCATGATCTGGGCGGTGTCCTGCGCAAACTGGTCCATCAGACCGGTGTAAGTGCCGCGCAGACCAGGCTCAGCAGAGTCCCGCTCGTACAGCTTGTACAAGTAGTCAAGAAAGTCGGCTTTCCCTTTCTCGATTTGCCATGGCTTCAGCTCGGACAAGAGCTGTTCCGCGTCCAGCGACTGGGTCGCCCCAATAAACGATTCGCCCATCAAAGAACCAAGGCCGGTAGTAAGTTTCGATGCCATAAAACAGCGGATGAGCGCCGTAGGAGCCTACCCCCGTGTTCGGGTGGTAGAGCGTCACTTCTCAGCATCGGGCAGATGGTAGATGCGTTCCAGCTTCATGGAAGCCGGCTCATAATCGTCTGAAACATCGTCCGGCTCTGAGTCGCCCCACGAGACAGCGTCGTTCTCATTGCGCAGCACCCAAGTAACAGTCGACTGGTACTGCTTGACGCAGATGAGTCCAATCCTTGGAGATTTCATCAACCAGCGAAAAATCGCCGCTTCTACCGGGTTGAGAAATGGGTGGGCTCGCATTAGTTCGCCTCCGTGATCATCGCTGGGCATCCTTCCGCAAACCTCGTACCACCCTCAGGCAAGCCTAGGCAGCACCTATGGCTCCAATGCGCGCAGTTTGCACATGGTCCGCCACCAGCAAGTGGTTCGTACTTACGCATCCGAGTCTCTTCTTTGATCTCGGCTTTACCGGCGGGCGTTCTGCGGTAGCAATCTGCGCAGATAACCGGATTGCGTGTGTCCTTGCCGCAAGAGGGGCAAATTCTCGTGTTGATTCGGCTCGTAGAGCGAGCACTCACTGGCGAACGATCCACCAGCTTCAGGGAACTGCATTGAACAGGAGCCATCTAACCAATAAGAACAAGAGATGCAGGACTTGCGGGACTCGCTATTAGGCGGATCAAGGACTTGCAAGATCGCGGTATTTAGGCGAAGGAGCAGGTCGTACTCCTTCATCTGTTTAGCCGTAATCTCGTAGGTTGTCTCGCTGAAGTTGCAGTTAAAGCAACGGCGTCGGAATCTACGTGCCGGATCTTGCTTGCGGCGGCGCGATTCAGTCACGTAGAACTTGCGCTGCCCGCATTTAGGACAAGACCTAACCGTCGTGTCTGGTCTACCGCGTTTGTTCATGGCGCCAACCTCGCTTTACCAAGACGCTTGTCGATGTAGTAGCCCAGGATCTGGGGAGCCCAGTCCTGCAGGTGAGGAAGCATCAAATCGCAGAGAGTCTGGATCTCAGGCTGCGCATCAGCCTTGGCCCGCAGGTCAAGGAAATGGAGCGCACTCCGCAGGTTGAAGCTGACTACAAAGTTCTGGCGAAAGTCAAACGGCAGCATCCCGCGAATGTGCTCCTCAGCGAAGCCAGCTTTAAGGCGAATGGCGTACTGCCGAATCGACTCCATGGCCGCAACCTTGTCACGGCTTAGATCGTCGGCGGAGTAGCGGTACTTCTTGCCGTCGCGATCCCTGTAATACCCAGGCTCGCGAAAGTAAATCGCCGCCTCAACAGGCATCTCGCCGTTCACCACTTTGACCATGCGCTGGCCCGTGTAGCGCATCGATTGCACGTCAAAGCTGACGCCAACGCGATGCGTCCGAGCTTGCTGCATCACGGAGTGAGGAAACCCAGCGACACCAAACGTGATCGACGGGTGCTCAAGCGGACCAAAGTGACCACGCTCGCCAGCTAAAAGGCGCTTGACGCAGATTTCACCGGCGCGAGGTTCAGACGGCGGCTCGTCATCACCGACGTAACCCTCGTAATAGTCCTGGTGCATGGCAGACCACACCAAGGTCTGCGGGTTGTAGGTCCGTGCAAGAACCTCAACCCTTAAATACTGGTCCGCCATCAAACAACCGCAACGGTGGACATGGGCCAGCGCGCTTTCGCATACTTCAACGCATGAGTCTTGGACTCAGCCCGAAGCTCTACGAACATTGGACTCGCGCCAACCTGAGAGACGCGGATCCTAAAAGGCTTGGTTTTGGCACCTGGAACGGCCCTGCTAATGCCGTCGCCGTGCTGGGATTTAGATTCCGCATCATCATCCCAAGTAGTGTTCAATGCAAAGTCCGACACAAATAAAAGATAATTGAGCAGTGGACCTACCTATAGTAACTCAAATGCAGGGAGCGCTATGACCTGGTTTAACCGGGATGTAACACCCGAACGCGAGCTCTCAATCGAGTTGGCATCCCGTGAGATGGAGCCGCGAGAGGCTTATCTCTTTAAGACTCTGATGTCTTACCAGGAGATGCTCCAGTCCGCGGTTCACGAGATCATGAGGCTTGAGTTTTTAGTCGAAGATCTTCAAGAGCAAGTTCAACAGCTTCCTCCTGAAGCTCCTTAAACAGGCGCTCGCCAAGCTCGTCGATCAACAGCTCTTGGAACTTCTCCTCGGCTAGTTGAGTCACCAGCCTGTCGTCAGGTTCAGGAGCAGCCTTCCGAATCTCAACGATCTCCCGTTTCTGCGGAACTTTGAGCAGCTGCATCGCATTGGTACGGAAAGCGTTGCAGATCCCCATCTTCTTGCGGACCTTGTGAACCCAGTCAGGATCCACAGGCTTACCGGTGCGAATCTCCTGCTGAAGCGCGTCAGACAGAGCGTTCTCCATCGAACGGGCCGCCATGACAAGCTCGCCGTTGAAGCGATAAAGCTCTGAGCTGGTCAGTTTGTCCAGCTCGTCCATCGCGATCACGCGATCAAGAGACTTGCTGTGGAACGTAAGCGGTGCGGGCTTTGTGTCCATAGGTAACTAAAACGATAAGTCCCAGTTTGTACCGGGACTTACATTCTACAGCATCAAATGAGACTCAAGCTGCAGGCTTGTCAAGGCAGAGCACGAAGCAGCCAGGGCGAGTCGCATCCCGGCGCACCGAATACTTCACCTTGTCACTGGCACGGCTCATCACGCCAACCACCTGCGAAATAGTGGTGGGCTTGTAACCCTTGCCGGTTTCAGCGTCGAAGTAGGGCACATAGATCGCATCGCCTGGTTTCATCGCCAAAACTTCTTCGCGAAGAGGCGTCGTCTTGCAGGCGCGGCCAGTACGAACCTTGACCTCTGACATGGAAACTCGCTCAAACGGTGACATAACTACCAGAACAGGCGCGGGCTGTACAAATAGCGTACACTCCACATGCATTTATGGTGCAAGTTTGTGAGTAAGGAAGAAGCTAAAAAGGACCCGGCCCCACCGGATCCACACTTGGTCCAATTCATGTACAAAGGCGGAATGAGCGGGAAGTCAATCTCCCGCGCACTCCGCATCCCTTACACCCGTGTTCTCCGCTGGATCAAGGAAGAGTCACTTTCACAATCCGCTTCGTAAAGTCCACAGCCGCAAGGGGGTTGGCGCGCTTAAGCAGCCAAACGCCAACTCCCGTCAACTTGTTGTGCTCCCCATTAACTGGCTGGGGTTCTAAATGCTCGACGATCCACTTCGGTGGGCGCACCACCCAGATGGGACGCTTAGATCCCATGCGAATCAACTTCAATCCGAGGCTCTGTAGCACGGTTCAGACTCCGAAATGAGAACGGCTTGGTTGTAAAAACGGTAAAGAGAGCCAGAGCGCAACTTCTGGCGGGCGTCGTAAACATTTGCAGCCTGGATGACCTCATAAAGGCCCAAGCTGCCGATGTAAAAGACAAATTTGCGCATCAGCTCAACTGGGTGATCTTGATGATCGTGGCATCCAGGAAAGAATCACGGACCAGCATGGCCGCCGCATAGTCATCTTCCGCCATGATCCGCACGGACTTGATGAGGGTGCTGTTGTCACGCCTGTAGCTGATCTCGTAAGTAACGAGACCGCGACGGTAGTTGGCGTAGGGGTTCACGAGAACTGGGTAAGAAAGATGGTGACGACCAGAAGACCAAGTAGCCAGGTAATGCCAAACAGAACGACAAGCTGGTTCTGAGTCACGGCGCTACTTACGAGATCGGCGAATCCGAGACTGGAGCTCGCTGGATTCTGCTTTAAGAGCGGCGTCGGCTTCCTTAGCTCTTTCGTAAGTGGCACGAGGTACTAGCGATTCAAGAGCTTCATACAACCGATTGCGCAAAAAAGCACTGGTCTTTAAGCAATCTTGTTCTGCCAGGGCATCAAACAACTTGGCACGATTGGGATCAAGCAGGACCTGAAAACGGCGCTTATTGCCGTGCATTACGCGGGCGCTCATAAGGGCAAAGGTAACGATTGGAATGTACTACCAGCGAATACTGGGGTCAAGGTGCTTTCGCCAAGCGGACCGCTGCGCTTTGCGACTGGTGCGTCTCTGCTTAGTACAGCCCTTGCGGACTTCCTTTGCAAAGGCAAGAAACTCAGCAGCGCGTTGTAGGTCGGCGGTTGTGGCATCGCGCATTTCATCCTGCAACCAAGCCACCATGATTTGGCGACCAGTTCGCGCCATGAATTGCGCCGAGCGTGCAACTTAATAGAGATTAAGTAACGGTGCATCACTTGGCCTCGGACCAGGTTTTACCCCAAGCTGCTTCGGCCAGAGCAGGGATTTCTCCGAGCCACTTGGATTCAGCTGCTTCCATGGTTTCGCTCAAACGCTTGGCCCATTCCTCTTCAAGCCCTTCACGTACCAGCAGCACAATTTCGTCATGGACGACAGCGGCGAGCCGGACTTGCGAGGTGCCGGTTTTATGGAGTAACGGCCAGAGATTCGCAAGCGCAAACTTAAGAATGGCCGCGCCAGCTCCCTGAATTGGGGTGTTGCATCGAGTAGTCAGGCGGTTCATATCGCCAATAAGGAAGCGACGCATCTCCGTCTTTGGAATGCGAATTTCGGCAAACCTTTCATGCTCAGTCATCTTGGCGAGGTTGGCGTTCTTCCTCTGCCAGTCATGAATGCCCTGATAGGTGTTGTGGAACGTCTCGCGGATCTTTTCCGCTTCCTCCACAGTCATGGTGATACCCATGGCACCGGCATAATCCCGAAGTCCTTTGGCCCCCGAGCCGTAGAGCAGCCCGAAGTTTGCTGACTTGGCTACTTGGCGACGCGCTTTGAGCTCCGCTTCGTCCTCAGTCGGTTCGGGATAAATCGCCTGGGCAGTAATCGTGTGCAGGTCTTCATCGCGTTGGAACGCACTAATCATCAGAGCGTCCTTAGAGACTGCGGCGGCGAGACGAAGCTCCATCTGACCAAAGTCAGCGACAACAAAGTTCCAACCCTCGGGCGCTTCAGCTGCCTGACGGAACCCTTTGTCCCGCGGGACCTGCTGAAGATTCGGCTCCCGGCACGACATCCTTCCGGTATCCGCCCCAAGTTGCAGGTAATTCGCACGAATAAACCCATCGCGGTCCTGGTGATCGAGTAGTGCCACGACCATCTGACGGCGCTTCTCAGCTTTCTTCCAGGCCAAATACAACTGAATGACCTTGTGGTCCGCTGCATAAGAACGAAGAGCCTGCCGAGACGCACTTGGCTTGCCGTTCTTGTCCTTGGGCTCCTCGCCCAGGAGGACGCCAAGCTTGTGAACCAGCTGCTTAGGCGAGTTGAGATTGAAGCCAGCCAGCTTCTTGGTTCCGAGCCTTACGTGGCCCGTCGCTTTGGCCCGCAAATTGAACGTGCCATCGTCATCCCGTGGCAGCTTCTCCGCGTCAGGCATCGCGGCATCGAGGTTTTCAAGAAACTCGGCACCTAGCCGCTCAATCTCGCCCTCATAGTGCTTTTGCAGCTCTTCAAGCTTGGTCCGGTTGAAGGGAAGACCGGTCAGCTGCATGTGAGCGATGGCCTGTAGAGCTCTGCACTCAATCCGCCAAGCCGTAAAGAGACGGCGAGCAAACAGGAGATCGGTGACCTTCTGAGCAAGCTGCAGAAGGATGCGAACGTCGTTGGCGGCGTAGGTCTTCTGGGACTCGCTGAGATCCGGTTTAGACCAGTCAGAAGCTTGCTCTTCCTTACTGACCTCAATCTTGAGATAGCGCTTGCAGGCCGGCGCTAGGCCGTTGCGCACATTGGGGATGCCGTTCTCCAGCAAACGCGAAGCCAGCATGGTGCAGAACACCATCCCCTCGGGGTAGATGTCGTGTTGCTGGAGCCAGGCCAAGTCAAAGGTGGCGTTGTGGGCGTACCACTCACGATCTTCGATGGCGGTGAAGAACTCCCTGACCTGATCCCACTGCTCCTCGTCAAGATCCCAGAGGTCAATAACGACCACCGGCTTACCTGGTGCGGCCAACTGCAGTAGACGTAAGCCGCCAGTCTTGGGCTTAAGTCCCGTCGTCTCTGTGTCGAAGGCAATGAGTGGGGAGTCGTAGACCCAGTGAAGGAACTCGATTCCGTGGAGCGTCTCAGGTGACGCAGACCAATCAGTGAACGTCATAAGCGATAAGGCTGAGGTGATTGTACTACAAATCAGGGCAAAAGGTGCCCCCGGTGGCCCCTGGTCCGTGTAGTCGAACCAGGTGGTAGCGCATCGCGTAACCAGTTCGGCGGTGGTTCAGGAATGGCCCGCTCCAACTCGGAGAAGAAGCGCGCAAAACGCTCCTTCTCCGTCGGTGGGGTGAAGGTCTTCCGTTCCATCAGCCCCACTCCTCAGCGATCTGCCGCATGGCTTCGCGCTTCTGCTCGTAGCTGAAGGCGGGGTCGTCATCCTCGCGCGCGCCTGCGCGTATAGAGCGTTCCGATGTCCCTTTACCCTCAGATCCCTGTTGCTCCAAGGGATTCAAAAAGGGACACTCTGAATCTGAAGAGAAGTTGTCCCTTTTTGTCCCCTCCGTTCCAGCGGCGTTATCACCGGCTTGAACCTGGCCCTGAGTAAAAGGGACAACTTCCTCTTTTTCAGATGCTGTCCCTTTTTCAAATCCCGTACCACTACTGGGATTAGGCCCTAAAGGGACATTTTCAACACACTCTCCCCGCGGGGGAACAACCACAGCCCTATACAAAAACTGAGGTTTCTTGCCTTGAGTTTCTTGAGACGCACCCACGATCTCCACCAGGCCCTTCTTCTTCCAGCGTTGGAGCGCCTTCTTGACGGCTTCGTTGTTGCCGCCGCAGGTGGGGTCTGCTTGGAGCTGCTTGAGGGTTCTGGGCTCCTTAGCCAGCCGAAGCCGCTGAAGCACCCTGTCGCTGATTCCAGAGGGCGCTGCGTTGGTCGGATCGACCTCTGGGGTCCAGTCCTGGAGCGTGTAGCTCAAGTCGGCCTGCTGCTTCATCAGCAGCTGCGTGCCACCGCGACCGCTGCGGGATTTCTCGAACGTCAAGATCCGCGCGGACTGGCCCGTCTGCTCGATCTGCTTGTCGTCAGGTTTTTTCAGCGAGATGACCTCATCCACGCTGTCCCTAATGGCAGAGCTGCCCCTGAAATTTCCATTTTTGTTCGCGTGGTGGATTACCACGATGGTTGTGGGAGGGAATGCGTCGCCGTTGTTCCGGGTCAGCCAATACAGCGGAGTGGCGAAGTCGCTCTTGTTTTCGTCGAAGGCCTTACCGCCGCTGCAGCCAATCAACGAGTCGATGATCACGAGCTTGGGCCGGTACTTCTCGATCTGGCGGATGAAGAAGGCGTATCGCTGGATCTGGAAGTCGCTGCGGATCGTCACGTTGGTTCCACGAGGGAAGTCCACCTCCTCCAACTGCTCCTGCACCTGAATCAGCGGCTGGTCGCCGTTGAGGATCAGAACGCCGCCCTTCTGCACCGGAACCTCCTGACCACGGATCTTGAATGGCGCGCCAGTAGCGATGTGCTTAGCCAGTGTCCAAGCAGCCATCGACTTGCCATCGCCGCCAGAGCCGTACATCAGAACCGTGGAGGGCGTGGCCAGCAAATCCGGGATCAAGTACTCCCGCTGGAAGTCGGTGTCCAGAAGCGTGTCGATGCTGATCGCATCGCGGCTCTTCTCATACGCGAGCTGATCAACGAGGATCCGCTCGATCTTCTCGGCATCCCTGTGGCCCGCCTCAACGGCCAGCCGGTGCATCTCATAGTTCAGCTCAGCGGGGTTTTCGAGCTCGATGATCTGCTTGGCACGCTCAAGGAGTTGCTCGAAGGAGAGGGCAACTGTCTGGAAGCGTTGAACCTGCGAGCTCTCGACCTGCTCAAGCGTTTCCCTGCTGGAGTCTTGAAATCGTTCCCTGTTGGGGTCGTAGCCGTCTGCAAGGCGGATCAGGCTGCCCAGGCCGGCGTTACCCGGTCGACCCGCCTTCTGCAGGATCAGAGGCCATTTCTCGGCGCAGGGGTTGCCCCGCTTCCAATCCTCCTCGTAATCAGAGTCTTCAGCGGACCAAGCAGACCACAGGGTCAGGCCCAGGTCGTTGGGCAGGTCTTCGGCAATCATTGCGCCGACGATCCACCAGTCGTCCTCATTACCCCGCCCGCACTGAGGCAGCACGGTCAAACAGTCGCGAATGATTTCAGCGACCTCGTCCTCGGTTCTCCCGGAAAAGTCGAGGCCCTTTCGGTTCTTGACAAGGCCGCTAGTCTGGGACGGCGTATCCTGTACGTAGCGAGCACGCATCTCAGCCAAGAGCCACTCAGGAGCCTGAGGGATCTGGTTGAAGTCACCTGCTGCAAGCTTGTAAGTACCTGCAGGTGCTTTGCCATCGGAGGAACCGGGGTAAGTACCGCCGATTACGCCTTGCTTGCCCCACAGAACCTCGTAGCCCTCACCGGTGTGTGAGAGGCCAAAACCCTTGACCTGAGCTCTCTGATCCTCAGGCACACGGAAGACGTACTTAGCAGCATTCTTCTTCGTACTAATAATCTTGGGTGCGTCTTTTAGTGAGTCGCCCCACTTTTTTGACAAGGTTGCGAGGTTTGCGTCTACGTCGAGAATGACGAGACCCTGAGAGCGAATTCCGGTAAATAAGCCAACCGCAACGAACGCATCTGGGTCTCGCTCTAAGAACAGTGCGACATCACCAGGCGACATGTGCCGCTTAAACGAATCCTCGTGAGGGTTCTTGCCCTTACTGACGATGCGGTTCTTTCCGTAGACAACACCCTTCGCATAAATAGGCGTATAGGCGGGACCAACAGGAAGCGAATTAACGAATCCAATGAGTTGTTTGTTGGGACTCATGCGATACTCGGTAGGTAGACGACATGCGCTCCGTTTGGTGTAAAAACCAGGCGGAGCGTTTTTCACAGTACGCATCTCGTCAAGGGGTTGACACACCACATAAGGTGTTTGGGCAACTCGGCAACGCCACCTACAGCGGCACCGCCATCCAGCAACCCCCCATGGCACTCCTATCCAAATCCGCCAAAGCAGCAGTCAGCGGCGGCACTGGCGGTTACCTCAACCCCAGCAAGATTGTCTCCAACACCAGCGTTCGTTTCGCTTTGTTAAGCGAAGAGCCTGTCGAGGGCTACGAGCTCTGGGCTGAAGACGGCGACGGCAAGGCCAAGTCCTTCCGCTTCGACCACGAGCCCACCCCGGCTGAGATCGACGCCAGCCTCGGCGAGTACAACCGCCGGATGAACCGCGAAGGCACTGGGTTCGAGCCGATGAAGTTCTTCATCGCTCTGCCCGTGTACAACTACGACACCGAGCGCGTCGAAGTGATGCAGCTCAACCAGAAGGGCCTGATTCGCGAGATCGACTCGATCTCCCAATCCGAGGACTGGAACGTCCTTGAGTGCGACTTCACCCTGGGCAAAACCGGCGCAGGCCTCACCACCGAGTACAAGCTCCTTCCTGCCAACCGCAAGAAGGGCATGGACGAAGTGCTGGCCGACGCCTGGGCCGAAACCCAAGCAGCAGGCTTCGACCTGAGTCAAGTGATCAGCGGCGGCAACCCTTTCCGCCCCGAGGCTTGATTTCGCGGCAAACGTGCTTCAATTGCCGCTGGGCACTGTTCGACCAAATCCGAGGACGGTGGAGCGCCTACGGCTCATGCCAAAGGCTTGCTCCCCCAACCGAAGACTCGGAGAACTGCCCTCTCGGACCTCGCATTAGTCGCAAAGACTTTTGCGTTGAGTTCGAGAAAGCTGCCGATTACCGGTAAGCTCCTGGAGGAGAAGACCCCCGACCGCGCCAACCGGTTGGGGGTTTTCCCATTTCTGGCGCAATCCGTCAGAACCGGTCACAACCGGTCAGAGTCCTTCAAATACCACTTATGAGCAACCTGATCAGCCGCTCCTGGAACGGCACCCCGATCCAGCGCCGCACCACCGACGGCTACGTCAACGCCACGGCCATGTGCCAAGCGAACGGCAAGAATTGGTCGAAGTACAGAGAAACTGACCGCTGTCAGGAGTATTTGGACGCTTTGGCTGAAACCTCCGATATCGGAGGAATGGTTTTGATCCAGTCTCGAAGCGGAAACGGCGGCGGAACTTGGATCCATCCCCAAATAGCCGTCGACCTGGCCCGCTGGATCAGCGCCCCATTCGCCGTGTGGATGGACAGTTGGTTTATCGGGGAACTGAACAACCGAGTGTCCCAAGTGCGGGAAGTTCAGCCCCAGCTGCCGGACGTCCTAAACACCGTCGAACGGAGCATCGGCCTACTGGAACGCCTGGGCGGAATCGACGACCGCGCCCAGCTTCTACTTAAGGACATCGTCCTCAACCACGCCGCCAAGAGCGCCGGTGGCACGTTGGCTCTTCCCGGCCAACGGATGCTTGCCCTGCAGGAGGCTTTTCTCGAATTCACCGACGCCACACCTAGCGAAGCCACAAAGCTTGCAACTGCGTGTGGCAAATCCGTCAAACGTTTTTACATGGAGGTAAACGGCCGTCCACCCAAAACCCACAAGCAACTAGTCAACGGCCGCAGCTGCGACGTCTGCGACTACGAATTCGACTGGCTCAGCGGTATAGAAGATGATCTAAAAACCGCTGTATCGGAATTTCGATCAAACAAGACACGCTAGACTGTCTTAATACTTACAGCGCGACTTATGGCGGCGTTTGAATTCAACCCCAAGCTCAACGCCGCCTTCCAAAACAAACTGGTCCGCGACGACGAAACAGACCCTAATGGGCGTATTTATCGCAACGGAGACGGCGAAATCTTCCACAGCGTGACGCGCATCTTGGGCGCTACGTCCCAGTCCAAAGACGCCTTAGAGGCCTGGAAAAAGCGCTTAGGCGAAGAGCTTGCGGCAGTGGAACGTGACACGGCAGCCGAGCGAGGCACCCGCACTCACAACTCTGCCGAATACGTTCTGCGCACCGCCAAAAAGATGGCGGAAGCAACCAGCGAAAAGAGAGGCACCACCTTTCTCAATAAGCAGGGCCTCCACAGCGTCCCCGCCCCCTTAGTCAAGTGGGCCATCAAGCAAGCGCTTCCCTCAGCTCCCAAGGTGGGAATTAGCGCAAGCGGTTACCGCCGCTCCTTACTCCAGTGGATCGAAGAGAACGTCACGGCAATCCACGGCATCGAATTCTCTATTCACCACCCCGCAGGTTTTGCTGGCACGGCTGACTTTCTCGGCTACGTCAACGGCAAAGGCCCCTTCATCTGCGACTGGAAAACCTCAGCTAATAAGCGGTCGGAGGAGATGCTTACCGACTACACCGACCAGCTAGGCGCTTATTCCTTGGGCCTAAAACATGTCGCCAACCTCCAGGCCAAAGGCGCCGTCATCGTCGTGGCCCGTCGCGCCGGCCCCGCCCAGGTCCGCGAGTTGACGGAGCTCGAATTACGTGGCGCGGAAGTCCGCTACCTGGAACGCTGCCACCAGTACTACGACCAACTCCACGAGGCCCTCAAGGACTCGCAGTCACCCGGTTAATCGCGCCTACTTAGGCTGGGGACTCGCAGACACACGGTTATACGACTTATGGCCAACCAATCAATCGAGTGGGACGTTGAGGCCTTAATCGGCAAGCTCAACATCATTGAAAAGGTCCAGATTCCTTACGCCGCCAACCGGGCGCTGAACCAGTGGGCCTACGCCTTCTCGAAAAAGGAACTGCCTAGAGAAATGCGTGACGCCTTCGAGCGTCCTGTACCTCGCACCCTGAATTCAGGTCAGTACGAAGTCAAGGGCATGGAGGCCCGCCTTTACATAAAGGACATTGAAGATAAAGGCCAATCGCCAAAAGCGTACCTCTACCCAGTCAGCACTCAGGACTCGCGCGGTCGCAAAGCCGCCTTGGATACGCGGTTCGTCAAATTCCTCCGCGGCCTGGATGCCAACCGCAAGATCGACGCAAAAACCTACGCCATTCCCAACTTTGAAAGTCCCGGTATTCGCTTGAACCAGTACGGCAACGTTTCACCCGGCCAATACCAACAGATCAGAACAGGCCTTGCAAACACCAGCGGCGTAAGCAACGGCTACCGCTACATCTCTGTGGCCCCTGGTGCGCGCAACAACTTGTCGCCCGGCATTTACCGCGTGAAAGGTCGCGGCAACCCGGTCAACCTGTTCAACTACACCACCCGCCAACCCAAAGTCCAGACGATTTTCGACATGAAGCTCTACGTCGAAGACAGCGCCAGCCTGGAACTCCCGAAACTTCTCCAAAAATCTTTACGACAGGCCCTAGGCGGCTAGGTGGCGCGCTCCTAGCGTTTATCCGAGGGAGAACGTGGGGCGTTGGGACAGGCGCCCCGCTTTTTTACTCAGAAACTTGTAGTACAATCCTCTCGTGCCTGACCGCACTCCCTTACCTCTTATCCCCGTGGTCTCCTTACAGCAGCTGTCGACCGCCGAATTACGGCACCAGATCCGCGGCGACAACGCCGCTTACCGCACTGGCACGCCCCGCGTAACCGACGAAGAGTTCGATCGCAAGATCGTCGAGCTTCGCCGTCGTGATCCCCAGGCCAAAGAGCTGTACGACAAGGGCGACCCGGAGATGCTGAGCCTCGACAACTACCCATTTGAGGACTGGCTTGAGAAGATCCGTGTGACTCCGTCGCTGGTAGTACAACCCAAGATCGACGGTTGCACCTTGGCTCTGCGCTATGTCAGCGGCATCCTGACTGAAGCCTGGAACCGCAAAGGCAAAGACTTGACCGCATTGGCCCGTCAGATCCCCGCCATCCCCTCAGTCATCCAACAGGGCGGCATCTTTGAAGTACACGGCGAGCTCTACGGCATCGACAAAGCGCATTCCCAAAGTGACGCTGCCCAGGCCATGCGCTTTATGAGCCTGGAACGCAAACCGACCAACAAAGACCCGCGCACCCGCCGCAACCTGGGTTTCTGCGCTTTCCGCCTCTACGGGGCGACCAGCAACGAAACCATTGCGCTAGGCGCACTAGCCAAGCTTGGCTTTGAGGTTCCCGACAACCTTCTCTGCCCCGCAAAGCAAGTCCGCCAAGTTTTCGAGGAATGGCGCGATGACAAGCGCTTTACCAAGTGGCAGTGCGACGGGATTGTCGTAAAGGTCCACGATCACGCCACCCAACAAAAGCTGGGCCAGAGTGACTTGTGCTTCAACTGGGCACTCGCCATCAAGCACTGATTACCGCCGCGAACTGATGTCTACCCATCGCCTGTACACCGTCACGCTGACGACGGAGTGCCTCTGCTACGCCGAAACCCCGGAAGAGGCCGAAGAACTCGCAGTCGATCAATACCTCAACGACGCCCCGGAGTGGACGACCCGCGCCCTACTTAGCCGCACCGAATCCGCCACCCCCAACCACGACGCCCGCTACAACACCCTGGGCTGGTACGACCACAGTGCGGTCTACACCTCCGCCGACTTCGACGACAACCTGACCGTCGTCCAAGCCGTCGCACTAGACCGCGAGGCAACGACTGCCCCCAGGTCTACACCGCCCTCCGGCCAGCGCTATGTGGCTAAGTGCTACACCGCCAAGGGCACCCAGCTTGAAGTCGAGATCGACGCCCTCAACGTCTTCGACGCTGTCCAGATCGCGGTCAAGTATCCCGGCGTCAGGAATGTGGCGTCTGTTCAGAGTGTGGCGCTCCCTGTGCCTGAATCTCCTCGGCCCTGAGCAGTTCCTGCTTGAGCTCCGTAAGTCTGCGGCGCAGAACGTCTGCCTGCTGCTGGTCCGCGTAATCGCCAAACCTGAAGTAGCGATCCGTATGCGCGTCTATAAGGCGCTGGAGATTTTGAATCTCGGGGTTCAAGGCTTTGCGAAGCCGGGACTGCCAGTAATCCACGTCATTGCGCCTGGGCGAACCCCCGCAGACTAAGCACCCCGTCCATCGCATTCCGTGTCTACTTAGTCTCACGCCCACCTACTTGCCAAATCGCCGCTGAGGAATGTAGTATTTTCTCGACGGCGAGCCCACTGGCCCGCCACTTACCCTTATCCCCCTCAAACCAATGCCTAAAGGCGTCTATCCCCGCCGCAAAGTCGGCCGCCCCGCAAAAGCCGCAGTCAAGCCCGAGCCCAAGGTCGATCCCCGCGCCAGCTTGAGCCTCTACGACTACATCGACAGCGACCCTGAGGTGGTCCGTCTCAACGAAGAGCGCAAGGGCTACTACGAGCGCCGCGACGAGCTCAAGCGCGACGTCACCAGAGCCTTGGACAAGATTCAGCAGTACGAGAACGCAATCAACGTCCTTGAGGACAAGGTCATCGAGTACCAGGACTGCGACGAAGACGAGGAGAAGGTCGTCCACAAAATCACCGGCCACTACGCCGAGTGCTTTGCCCAAGGCTTCGGCTCTGTCTGTTCTGACCTGCGCGACCTGACCATTGCCAAGTCGGCTGAGATTGGCAATAAGGGAGCCGAAATTACGCTGCTGACCAAGCAAGCCGACGAGAATTGGACCGAAACCATTGCTCACCGTGAGCGTGCCCGTAATGAGTGGCAGGCGCTGCAACCCAAAGCTGACTAATGGCCAAGCGTCGAGACGCGCAGTTCCCTAACTCGTGGAAGGAGCTACTCAAGTCCCCGTGGCTTGAGCGGCTCGTCTACGAAGAAGCCAGGCCTGACGATCCACCCGGCAAAGCCTGGTACGCCTACATCCGCGAAGAGTGGCTAAGCGACAGCTTTGACCGCTTCTCAAATCCCTACCAGCACAAAGGCGCTCATTACGTCTACGGGCTGGGCACCATTGAACTCCTGACATGCCTACGCGACGTCTATTGGGACTACATCGAGAACCAGAAGGGCGACGCGGAGAGACGCCGCAAGCGCTCGATCGCCTCAACAACGCAATCTGCCTGGCTGTAAGCGCCGCCGTCTTCGCAATGATTGGCATTGAAGCTGGAGCGCACCACGGCCACACGCACTCCGGCACGCAGCCTTACGTCCGCTACGAAAACGGCAAAGTGGTTCACCAAGACCGTCAACACGACGAAGCTGATGAGCACCACCGGTAACTGCCAGCTTTGCGTCTACTGGGCGCAGGAGTTGGACTACAACACCGGCTCTTGCCGTCGTTACGCCCCTGAGCCTGCCCCAGGCAAAGAGCAGCTGGCTGTCTGGCCCCTAACCCTCAACACAAACTGGTGCGGCGACTACAAGCGCGGCACCTACGCCCTCAAGGGCGGTTAAGTCTGCGCCGCCTCTCCGCCGCTCTACTCTTCTCCGCTCCCTTCATACCTCCCCGCGTCACTCCTTTTCCTGACAGCGCTTCTCCCCTCTACTCGCTTCTTGGCAGCTCCCATCAGGGCAGTTCTGATCGCTGCACTTCACCGAGGGGGCTAATTGCCCCCGCCCAACTCACCCCTAAGCCTTTCGGCTTACTGGTGGGTTGATCCCACCAACCGCTCCCATCGTTCCACCCCTTATCAGCTCAGTTCCCTTCAGTACGACTCTGATCCAATCCACTCTTCTCTTGTCGCTGCGACTCACCGAGGGGGCTTTTTAGCCCCCGCACTCCACTTACCCACGAGGACTTATGGCTTTTCGCCGCTTTGCATTAACGCTTGAGGGCACCCGCCCTGTTGTTCTGGACAACTGCTGCACCGTGGATCCACTTGGTCCGCACGCCGCAGCCATTAAGCACTTCACCGACCAAAAGAAGAATCGAAACGAGCACGCCCTGCGCCGCCTGCACTGGCTGTTTTCGGGCTACTGGAAGCAGGAGGGCACCTTCAGTTACGGCGCCGACCTTGATGGCGATTCCAGCTTTGAGGGCTACGCCGTTCCTGTGCTCCCCGCTCAGAACCTGCAGCGCTGCATCCGCGATGGTGCGACTGCCTGGAAGCTGGGCAAGGACACCAAGCGCGCCATTGTTGTCGAAAACGACGCTGAACTCGTTTACGACGGCTCTAAGGACGCCAATGTGATGTACGAGGAGAGCCGCTTTATGTCTGCGGGCAGAACTTCTCGCGGAACCATGGCAATCCGGGTTCGCATCCCCAACTGGAGCGCCAGCTACAACATCTTGGTCAACGACGAGATCATCGACCCAGGGATGCTCGCCAAGATCCTCGACCGCTCAGGGATTGCTGAGGGCATTGGCACGTGGCGCCCCATGCACGGCCGCTTCGCTGTTAGCCAGCTTGAGGAAGTGGAGCTTGTCGGATGATTGACCCCAACGCAGCTTCGATCGACCCCGCGTCTTTGTACAAGGGGCAGTCAATTCCTGGAGTTGTTGCCTGGAACCATTTCGCGGTTCGCCGTCCTGACACCTACGCCAATTGGCTGAGTACATACGGCGACGAAGAGACCGCTAAGGCGCATCGTCTGCCCCAAGTGCTCGTGCAAGTACGCGATTGGCTGGACCGCGAACGCCTGGCGGCAAACCTCCCGCCCTTGGTGATGAACACCACCGGTGGCTGCATCAACGTCCTGACAGACGAACGTGCAAGCACTTATCTCAACGACCAAGCGTTCCAAGGCCTGCGCCGTCATACCCGCGCAACCAACCGCCTAATTAACGCGGTCGATGAGACGCAGCTAAGTGGTCCGTCCAAGCGGGAGCACCAGAACCGGATAAACACCCACTCGTTTATCGCGGCTGGAATCAACGGAGCTCAGAAACAGCTACGCCTTCTTAAAAAGGCTGGCAAGCAGGCCCCAAGGCTTGAGGGCGACTAAGTGGCTGGGCATTCTTTGATGTAAGTCCCAGAAACCTCTCAACTCCGCTCTCATCACTTCAGTGCAGATCTGATCGGCGCGCCGCGCCTCAACGCTACCCGTCTCACTTCGCCTCCATTCCTCTCCTAACGTCTCTCCTCAGGTCAATTCACCGCACTTCACTGAGGCCTCCCTTTACCGGGGGGCCGCCCCTCTAATCCCCCTCAACCCCAAACCATCTATGTCAATGATCGACCCCGCTTCACTTCCCTATTACCGCTCCTACTTGCTGCAAGGCAAAGTCGTGCGCCTGGACGAAGTCAACAAGCTGAGCAACCAAGAGCTCAACCTGCTCAACATCGAGACTCGCGCCGGCCTAAGCGATGCGCGTCACATGTACGAGACGTTTGAGGACAAAAGCTCTGAAGAGGCAGGCCAGTGGTATCGCCGCATCAAGGTCGCCAATTACTTCCAGGCGGCTATTGGGCTTGAGCTGACTGGCGATTAAAGGGGTGGCAGGTGGCCGGTCCTCACGCGGTGCCGGCCTCACCGCAGCCTGCCTGCTACGGACGCTTCGAGATTCCTCAATAGAATTTCGAACGCCCACACTACCCTGTGCCCGAGACCTGCGCCACCCGGTTAATGGACCAGCCTCGAATGCGCGACCCACGTAATCAGGACGATTTTGATACGTGGGAGTACGGGACTGAGCCTTTGCCTGGCGACCGCACCTGGACTAAGCAGGCGGCATTGGCACGGTTACTGGAGCAAGTTCATTGGAAGCGCGGGACTCGCAGCCATCCGGTTTAAGTGGCGGGGGACTCGCTAGACCGCGGTTTATCGCGCACGCGGGGGCGCGGGACTCGCGAGGTTCCGGTTTTAGGCCCTTACGCGCACACACAAAAAATGCTGGGGGACTCGCGGGGGTCCGGTTATAGGCCCTTTTTCACACACACCCTCACATACACACGCACACGGCGCCCCAGGGGGGTGGGGGCGAGTTTTCCTGGCCTTATATTATACAAACTGTGCGGCCCTAAGTAACACAAACTAATCGTAAATACAGGGGTCAGTGTAGCAAACTCTAGTTGAGTAAGCTACATCGAAAGTGTGTCTACAGCTAGTTTGTTACATCAAGCCCAAGAGTTACTAAAATCAACCGGGTGCACGGTTTGCAACGCTTACCACGTGCGCGGTTTGCGTTGCTTACTGTTGGCCGGTTTGCATTTAGAACGCGTTGCCGGTTTGCGTCGCTTACCGCGTGCACGGTTTGCAACGCTTACCGGGTGCGGCGTGGTGCACACGCCGACGGCCGCACGTTCGCGCCGTGGCGCGTGGTGGTGACAACGCGGCCGGATGACGCGCCGGCCTACTTGCCGGGTGCACGCGCACCGGGTGCGCCGTTTGCGTTTGCCGCGTGCGCTGCTATATATGGGCGCGCTTACCGTTTATCTGCCGTCATGGCCTATTACTTGCCGTCCGAACCGACCGCGCGCGCTGCCGTTACGTGCGCGCCGCGCGGCGTCGCCGTTGTGCCGTTCGCTGCCGTTGCCGACGTGGTGCGCGACGCCGGCGTGCGTTTGTTCCGCGCCAAACGTTTCGCCGTTTACGCGACAAACGCGGACGCCGAACGCGTGCGCGACGCAATTGGTGACCGCGTGTGCGCCGACGTGGTGCGCGCCGTTGCCGACGCCGCGCCGTTCGCTGCCGCGTCCGTTGTTGTGGTGGTATCGGCTGCCAACGCGTCCGAATGGCGAACGCTTGCGTGGTGCGGCGTGCGTTGCGTGATCCCTGAAACGCGCACCGGGTGCCGTCCGTTTATTGCGCACAACGGCTTAAGCGATCCGCGGTGGTGCGTTTCGCTTGCCGACGCCGTGGCGTTTGCTGCCGGCGTTTCCGACAACGCGGCCGAAACCGCGGCGCCGCTGCCGGTGCTGCCGGGTGAGCTCGCACCACCACCGGCGCCGGTGCACGCCGACGCGGCGCCGACGCTGCCAACGCTTGCGCGTGCGTGACAATCGCGCGGCCGCACACGCGCCGATAGCTTGCGCGCCGACGTGCCGGCAGAATGACCGCGGACGCGTTGCGCGTCCGTTTATCGCTTACCGCTTGAAACCATGGCCTACGAAACCGTCCGCGTGCCGTCCGCCACGTCTTACGTGGTGGAACGTTTCCACGGCGCTTTAAACGGCTGGCAGCCTGAAACCGACCGGCTGCCGCTTGCCGTTGCCGAACGCCGCGCACGCTTGCGCCGCGCCGTGCGCGGTTCTGAATTTATTTATCGCGTCGCGCCGTACGTGCACACGTTCCGCGTCGCCGTTTGACCGTCCGACCGCTTACCGCTCACCACCTAGAAACCATGCCAACAACGCACGAGAAACCACGTCACCCGTTGTCAGGCGCGCCGCTGCCGGCGCCGTTCCGCGGTCCCGTGATTGTCACGCGCTACGCGAACGGCAAGATTCGCGCGTCGCACAAGCGCGACCGTGAAACCACATACCGGTGCGCCGTGCCGTACAACAACGGCGCCGATACCGACGCAAACCACCAGACCGCGGCCGCGTGGTTGCTGGCTAAGTGTTTCGATGACGCGCCGCGCATGACGCTCATCGCCTTAGGCCATGACGCCGACGCTTACTACCACGTGGCAGTTGGCACGTGGCAGCTTCCAGAAACCACCAACGCCGACGCTTGAAACCATGACAACGACAACCACCACGCCGACCGTTTCGCTTGCCATGGCAAACGGCGACCGCGTCGACGCGCCGACGCGTTGGCACGGCCGCGCGTTGTGCGTGCATGCACCCGTGGCGCACGTACGTGACGGCAAACGGACGCGCGGCGTTTGGGCGATCACTGGCCACGTGCACGGCCTAAGCGCCGGCGTTTACCGCGGCAAGCTTGCCGACGCCGTGCGTTTGGCGCGCGTTTGGGATGACGCGTTTGCCGACGCGTTGCCAACGTGGCGCACAACGGCGCCAAACCTTTCTAAATGGCCGCACGCGCAAGAATGGAACCGCCAACTACGCGGCGAAACGGCGCCAGTAGGGCCGGCCGGCACCGGTGAAACCGTGCGCACCCGTCCGCGCGTTGCCGCTGCCGACGGTGACGGCGCCGAACAGTTACCGGTAACGCCAACTATCACGCCGGCCGGTTCCGGCCGTGTGCGTTACGCGGCAACGCTCAACAACGGCAAACCGCGTTTGCGTCATCCTGAAACCGGCGCCGCGTTGCGCATGCATGGCGACGTTGTGGCGTTTAAAGGCCCCGACCCGTTCGTGCCGGTGTTTCGCTTGTGGTGGCACGGCGTTTGGGTCGACGTTCCGACAATCGCCGAATGCATGGAGTGGGCAGCGGATGGCGTCGCCGAAACACCGGCCGGCGACCGCGTAGAAACCGACGCGCCCGACTCGTGGTTGTCACTCTTAGGTGTTGTCTGAAACGCCGCACCCGTTCCGCTTACCGCTTAGAAACCATGCCAACGCTTACCGTTCCGCACACGTCCGCAATAGTTGCGCCACGCACCGGCGCCGGCCGCGCAAACCAGCCGCACCGGCTGCCGGATGACGTCGCGTCATTACTTGCCACGTTTGATCTAACACTTGGTGCGCTGCTTACCACCAGTAGCGCTAAGGCTCAGCACACGGCCGCGCACGGCGTGCACAACGCCATGCATTACGCGTTGCCGCATCGCCAGTTAGCGCGCGCGATCGATCCGCGCACGGTCGCGACAACGGCGCCGCGCGGTTACGTTCCGGCGTTGCGTGCGTTGGCCGAACGCACCGGCACGGTCGACGCTGCGATGCGTCATAACGCGTGCATGCACGCCACGGCCGGGTGCGTGGCGGCTTGCCTCGCGTCGGCTGGCCATGGCGGCCTAAGCGTTGACGTCACGGCAGCACGCGGCCGGCGTTCGCTCGCATACGTGGCGGATCCGACAACGTACGCGCGCGCCGTTGTGTTTGCCGTTGCGGCTGAGCTCGCACGCGCCGCACGCGCCGGCATGCCGGCCGCGGTCCGCTTAAACGGCACAAGCGAGTGGCCATGGTTTGCGCGCGCCGTGCCGTTGTCGCTTGCCGATGCGTTGACAATCCGGCGCCGTTACGGCGTCGACGTGGAAACCGGTGGTTTCAACAACGTGGCCGAAACGTTCGCGCCGATGGTTGAACGTGGCGCCGTCCGCTTTTACGAATACGTGAAGGCGCACGCCGACGCTTGGGATGGTTTGCGCGCGTGGCACGCTGCCGGGTTTGACGTCACGGCGTCATTCGCTGCCGACCGGTCGACCGCGTGCGCCGACGCCGTGGCGGCCGTTCGTGCCGGTTTCCGCGTGGCGCTGCCAATTGCGCTCAAACGTGGCGCGCCGCTGCCGTCATCCGTCACGCTTGAAACGCACGGCGAAACCGTCACGCTGCCGACCGTCGACGGCGACACCACCGACGCGCGCTACGCGGACCCGTGCGGCGTTGCCGTCTTGCTACGCGAGAAACGCGCACGCGGCGCGGATCGCGCACGCGCCGACCGTTTCGTGCTGCCGTACGCGGACGCCGTAACGCTTGCCGACGGCGTTGTGCGTTTCAACCGGTAAGCGCCGACGCACCACCACCACCACCACGCACGGCGCCGTTAACGCGGCGCCTTTCTCGTGCGCGTACGTGTGCGGCGTTTCCACGCCACGCCGTACGGCCGCACGCATGACAACGCCGAAACGTCGCACGCGGTAAGCGCGCGAACGTGGCCGGCCAAACCACACGCCGACGCACCACGCGGCCACCACCACAACGGCGCCGCACGCGTTGCCGGTGGTGCGTCATGCCGTGCCAACAATGGCCGGCGTTCGTGACAACAACGCCACGCACACGGCACCGGGTGCACGCCGTCGACGTGGTGCACAACGTGGCGCGCTGCCGACAACAACAACGCAAACCACGCCGCACGTTTCAGACAACAACGCCGGCGCAAGTCTGCCGCACGTGTGCACGTCGCCGCGTTGATTAGTTAGCTATTGTTTTAATTTAGTAATCACTAAATTACACAAACACAAAACACTTACGATTGTCGTTTATATTTATATGCTTACTCGCGGGTCCTTTTGCCGCCCAGACCTGCGAGGTATTTCGAGC